ATCCTATCGTCGCCCATATCATTACGATGCGACCAATCTCGGATAGCTGTTTTTAGATTTGCATAGGTGTCTAACGCCATTAGATTGTACCCGCTCGGGTTCTAAGCCCTCTAAACTCGTTACTATTTAGCTTAGCTATGAACCATTTCCTATTTTCTTTAGCTAGAGGATTGCTGCCTAATTCCTTCCACCACTGAGCCAGGACTACTTCAGGGATAGAAGCAACTTTATGCATATTCCCCTTCCATGAAGTTCCTTTCTCAGTAACGTTGAACTCATCCTTATTGGCTCTCAAATACTGAGAGACATCTTGAACGAGCTGGATGTGAACCTGCCCATCATGAGCATCTCTATGATAGACTTCTTTAACATCTCCGTCAGAATCAAGCAGCTTTCCCATTTAGGTCTCCACCGGTGTAACAACAATACGCTGAGCAGCCGTTAACTGAAGGTGGGCTACGACATCTAACCCAACCACATTTAACAACACTGGGTAGCCTGGATTAACAATCATAGAGCCTGTAGTAGCCGCTAATCCTGTTATTCCTGGCTGCACATAAGTACTACCCTGAACGCTCACCAGAACAGATCTTGCTGGGTTGCCAGAGCTATCATTAGGTATTGTAATGGCAGCACTAGCGGCACCCGTTGTGGCTCCTGTGCCTACGGTAGTAATTTGCATAGTTTGCATAATCACCTCTTAATAGCGATCGTCACTGTTACGGTAGATGTGCCAGTAGAAGCGCCATCTGTTTCGATCTCGATAGCATCACCCTCTGCCACAGTCCGAGCACCGGTTGGTCGTGAGGTATCCACGTCTCCCGCTGCTGACCCGCTTTGTGCAATAGTGATAAGACCGTTAGTCATTGCTGTACCGTTAATCTTTGGCGTAATGTCAGCATCCGCACCTGAAATAGGGCCAGTTAATGCGGTACTAACTTGCATTACATCGCCTGCACAGTTATCAGGGATAGCTATATAGACCGTTCCTGCTGTAGATACATCGACAATACTTGCCGTTAAGATTACATAATTTCCATCAAAAGTAGACATAACTACCTCCTAGTTATGGGGGCTTTCACCCCCGTATGATTAAGATGTAGTTAGATCGTTGACAGATCCGCTTGCAGCTTCGTTTGAAGAAACCAAAGTGGTCTCCATCAGAAGTTGTACGCGGTCAGTATCGCCGGTCTTGGCCAGGTCTTCACGTTGGAATGGTCGAAGGTCTGCTTTCTTCCACTTATCCATTTCCAATACCAGGGCAGTACGCCCCCGCTGGAATCGGTTAGGAACAACGTGCATGGTTTCAAAATCTGAAACATAGACATCAATGGCATTGACCAAAGTCTTGCCAGTAGCGTCGATATTCCGAGTAGAGCCACCTGAGAAAGCAGATAACGCCTGCTTGTTGAAAGACCCCACCATAATGGTGTCTGGCTCGCCGCCCTCATCGAAACAAGAAGCGATAACGTCCTTAAGCTGAGCCTCTGTGAATGCTCGCTGAGTGCCGTCAGTACGTGCGTCTGTACCATCGCCAGTAGGACTTGCACCAGTTGCGCCAAAGTTGTCATTAGTGGCAATCCATGACTCAATACCACCCATTTCACGGGCTGTTGTGTCATTACCTGCTACTTGTGCGTTATTGGCTAACAGTGAGGTCTCAAGATCTCGCTTGATCTCTTTAGTACGCTTCATGATCTGATAGTCCATTTCATCAGCACGACCGGCTGAATCCATAGCACGTTGAGTACCAGTAACACGAGGAACCTTATCAAGGATCTGAGTGTAGTTGAATAGACGGACAGTAGGAGTCGAGGCGTCTGTGGTAGCATCATCCCCTTCAATCACTGCATTAGTGCCGCTTGCAGTTGCAAGCTCGTCTGTTTGCCATTCGGTTTTGGTTGATGTTGCCGTTACTGTAGCAATTCCAGATTGGAAAGGCGTGCGAGTAGGGCTAATCATGGTGATAAAATCGCTAAGGTCTTCTCTATTACCTATAGCGTCATAAGTGCTAAATGTATCTGCTGGCTGTGTCATTTTTCATATCCTTTTACCCCGATCTACGGGACTTTAAATACGCTAGAGCATCTTTCTCGGAGCCGGTTGATTTAAATCGCTTCCTGGCTTCCTCGTTCGCCGTCTTAACTGTCGGCTTTACTCTCGCCTTTGTTGGTTTAATTACTCTTGGTGCTTTAGAGACCTGCTTCTTGATCTTTGTTTCTTTGCCTTTCAAGGATTTATACTTTGCTGCATCAATAAGAGCTAGCCATATCCACGCTGCACCCGCTTGATTAACTTGCTCATGAGTTGCGCCAATACTACCGACATAACCCTCAATCAAAGATAAATCCGCTTTTTGCTTAACAGGATCACCCCAGTTAGCCTTTTCAACAATAATGTTCTGCTGTTCGGCTACATAGTCTGCATTCTGTGCGCTTTGGTTGTTGTCCCTTGCTGCTTTAGCTTTGTTCAACGCCTCGCTTTTGGCTTCTAAGACCTCTTTCTGTCTTAAATACTCACTTGGATCATTGTCTCTAAGATCCTCCCAATCAATCTTGCTGGTTGAGATTTCACCTTCTAGAACAGTTATTAAATCCGTTAATTGCTGCTCCTTAACTCCTAAAGATGCCGTCTTTGACTCAAGAGCTTTACGCTCATCAGCTAAGGCTGCGGTCTTTTTAGAGTAATCAGATTGTCTGAGGCTGCCATCCTTCCACCCTAAGATCTGCTCTTCGGTTATCTCTTCGTCACCGATTAGGTAAACTAAAGATCCATCGTCTTCACTTAGTGCTTCCTCTTCTTGCTCTGATTCGACTTCGACAAGTTCCGCTTCGGGCTCTCCTGCTTCAGTCTCAGCTTCCACCACTTCAGGCTCTGCTTCGTCCACGATTTCATCGGCTATCCCTTCGGGTTCCGGGTCTCTCTTGGACTTTAAAAAATCTAGTGCTTCTCTATCGTTATCAGGTTCCATAAGGTTTTCCTGTGAGTTCCCGTTAAGGTTATCTCTTAAAGCCCGACCACCTTCTTAGCGCGTTCGAGCATGGTTAAAGTCTGCTGAGCAATACGCCCATTGACCATTAAATCTTCAAAATGCTGTTCAAACTTTTCTACTACTTGAAACTCTCTCCACATCTCTTCTCTGATCTCTGTATCGTCGTGCTTAGTACGACCAAACTTAGTGTATAAATCAGCCTTCATTAAGTTTAAAGCCTCTCGATACACCTGGCTCTCTGTTACCTGTCGCGCAAGGTCTGCCCGATTAATGTCGTTGTGGGCGTGCTTTCGTTGCTGGTCAGGATTCATCCGTTAACGCCCTTTGTTGGTATATCGACCTTGTTCTCTACTTCTAATTCTGTATATTTAAACATCATTTCGTCAAAGTGCTCAGTCATGTCAGCCTTAAGCTTGTCGTAATTAAACTCGCTTTGATTCTGCGCTTTCAATAAGTCTGTTTGCTGCTTAACTCGCTCCATCTCTACCAGTTCTTTCTGAGAGCTTAACTGATCAATCTGATCCATTAGCATTTCATTCTGGGGTATTAGTTGCTCTACCGTAGCGGCTAGTATTTCCTCGGGCACTTCGGGATTGTTAAACATGGTTTGAAACCCGTTCAACTCCATTAACTGCCCCATTTTCTGTAGTAAATTATATCTGTCTGTTTCATCTACTAAGATAGAACCCTCGGCCTTGAGTTGGTTTTGTATCGTGTACATGGTGCCAAGGTTCTTTAATGTCTCTTGGTTATCACCTGCTGCCAAGCCTACATTAGACTCTACATAATGAGTATGCCGCCAGCGTCGAGGATCAACGGTTAATTGCTTACCAAGAACAGTAATCTCATCTTTCTTGCGCTGGAACTTAGACACCAACCAACCAAGCACCTCGTATAACTCCCGGTATCCTGTCTCCGCATAGACCCTGGCAACTAGCTCAACCTTGGCCGCTCCTGCATCCTTGATACCCTCAAACCTTGTTGCTGTCTCCTTATGGAGTTGGTCAGAATCTAAGGCCTGGTTAGTTAGATAATGCCCTGTACTCTGCACTCTTGTAGAATCAACATACTGCAAGATCTGCATTGTTTCTTGACCAATGTACGGAGTCTCAAGTTGAGCTACTGCCATCCGTGGATCGTCTTTAGTCCTTACTATCCCATTGGGTCTTTGGGTCAACAAGTCGTCAATGTTGGTCTTTTCTTCGTTAACAACTACTCGCCCGCCGGTTACTCTATAACCATTGTCTAACATCTGCCTGAACAGTACGGTCTTTACTCGTTGAGTCTGCTGTGTAAGCTCTGCCCTGCTTCGCCCTATAGCATTATGAGGCATTAGAACTGCCGACATCATGGCATAAGGAACCACTTCAAAAGGCTCATTCTCTAATATTCTATTGCCGGCCATGATAATGCGGCGTCTTTCTGCTATGCCGTCACCATCAAAGTCGATCTTAATATAGAGATCGAATACCTCAATCTTTGCGCTTGCCCAATGGTTAACCTCGTTTTCTTCCTGCTCGCCGCCTTGATCTTGGTATCTTATCTGAGGTAGCGCTGATTGGTCTTCTTTCTCATCATCTCCAGGCAGAGACTTAACTAAATCCTCATCGAACCCTAACGATATTAACTCACCTCTGGTTAATAAGGACTTATCGCCTACTAACTCAGCATCCTCTTTGCTCCGAGCATTCCTGCTGATTAGGTAGTCTTCTGTCTCAATATTCCTAACCTGGAAGTATTTGTCTTCTTGCTTGTACTCGATCTTTAAGTAGGTTCCGTCATCGTCCTTGTCTTGCCCAAGTATCTCAAACTCAACAGTCGGGTCTTGCTCAAAGTCTGCTATGACCTCCAATACTTCATCGTCATCTAACCCATCAACTTCGAGCGTGGACTTCTTCTCTTCCTCTACATACTCAACCTTAACAACGCCGGTCTTTTGTATCTCGGCATCCTTCATCCAATCGTGTAAGATCTTGAATGAATTGCCTTTCTGGTTGCGAATAATCCAATTAATATACTTAGTCTTCTCTTCTGCCTCACTAGAATCTCTATCGGTTCGGGGGATGAACTTCATTACATCCTGAGACCCAAGGAAGACCCGAACCAATGATGGCATATCAGATTCAATAACGTCTTGAACGTCTACAGATATAACCTGGCTTTGCCCTTCTTGCTCGTCTCCATAAGGATCACCAAGGTATGTCTTTAACAGCTTCTCATTGATTGAGATATAGTCGCCCTGCTGGTTAACCGCGTCATCTTTGGCCGCGTTAACGTTAGCTAGTAACTCACTGTTTGACATCTCACCCATACTTTAAGCCTCGTCGCCTTCTTTCTTGGCTGTCTTCTTCCCTGTTACCTTTGGCTTAGCGTCTGGATCTGGTTCGCCTGCTACTGTTCGGGGGGTTTGATTGAGCTTGTTCATTGCTCGCTCAAGATTCTCTACCTTCTCAAATAGCTCTTTAATTTGCTGTGCTTGTCGTATGCTCATGCTACTGATTGCCTCTTGTAATTGATTTTGCCCCACTTGTGAGCGCCTGTGGGTTCGTGAGCCACACACATTAATCCAAATGAATCCGCGCCATGACTAGACCAGTCATGCTCCGGCCCTAGCCCTATATTTCTTACATCGTCTTTCTTTTCATGATACCAGCCTAATGCGTCAATACCGCCAGCGCACTTAACTTCATCGAAATGGCAATTAGGTAATAACCGCCTTGCCTCTTCAATCCTAGCCTTCGCTGCTCCTTTGCCTTGGTTGGGTACTACGGTAACATCATAGCCAACCTGTCTAAACGCAGACTCATAACTGACATCGTAAACCCGATCATTAGTTGACCCATCGTGTGGAAGCCATATCTGTGCTTTATCTGGCGTATATCCCTGCTCTCTTAACCAAGCAACGTGAGCCTCTAAGGGTTGACCTTGAACCTCGTAATAATTTAATACCCTTATCTCTGTACCGATGAACTGAGCTGCCCATATAGTAAACGCGTCTGCTTTCGCTCCAGTCCCTCCGATATCAACAAATAGTCTAACAGTCATCAAAGGGTCTAAGGCTACCTTTCCTATTCTGTTCTCTGCTCTGGCCTTAGCCAGGGAGTTA